GTTTCTTGGGTCATTTCAACTTCCTCTTGTGTTTCAGCCGAAGCTGGGTTAAAATACTTCTTCATTAGCTCTTTAAGCATTGTCAAGCTCCTTTGTGTTTTCCAACAACGTAGGAGATGAACTCCGAACGAGTTTGAATTTTATTAATAAGTCCAATTTCAAGCGCCTCTTTAGCGCTATATACTTTGGCGTTTGTAGCTTTCAAATCGGCCGTAGACAGGCCGGTGTGCTTACTTACGTGGGTGCGGAAAGCATCTCCAAGGTCGGCACAACGTTTCTCAAGGTCTTCAATGAAGCCTTCGCGGAACGAACCATCTTCTGCAAATGGAACTTTCTCAGTGCCGTCTGTGATAAAGACGCGCTCAATACCCTTTTGTTTAAGATGCTCAGAGTCGTTTTGCAAAGCAATCAGAACACCAATAGAGCCGACTTCTGCAAAAGGATTTGCTACGATTTCATCGCAAGCACACATGATGCCGTACATTGCGGAGCAAGCTGAGCCGTCAACGTAGCCAATAAGGCGCACATTGTTTGCATCACACATTGCCCGAAGTTCGTCAGTGGCCTCAAAGCAGCCGTACGCCTCGCCACCACCTGAGTCAGCGTCAATAACAATAGTTTTGATGCCAGCTTCAATCATTTCGGAAGCATCTGCAAGCATTGACTCGTAGGAGTAGCCCCCACAAAGCCCTTCCCAACCTGATGCACGGTATGTTAAACTGCCGCGAATAGTGAGAGAGCCAATTCCTGATTTAGCATCGAAGGAAGGGTCTTTAACAGCTTTCTCTTTATCGTCTGGAAAAGCCATCAAGCTAGCGTTACGGGAGTTGAGGTATGTTGTAACTGATTGGAATGCGTCCCTACTGATTAAGTGTGGACGCCCGTAAAGGCTTGCTAGAAGCCTATGCAGCGAATGTGCCATAGCACTCCTTATTTTGTTCGTTGTACTCGGTGAGCCACGCCAGATAAAGTGCGTCTTCTGATGGGTTCCAACCAGATTTGATTTTCTTAAAAATTTTAACAAGCTTTTGTCTTACGATGTTAAGATTTCTCTCAACAGCATTTGAGCAAAGGTCAGGTTGGCTGCGGCAAATCGAATAGACGTCTATTGCGAGTGCCCACATATCTTTGTTTGCTTTTGAGTGCTGCCAAGGTGGCAGGACAGGTACTGGGTTGTTAAGCATAGTTTCTCTACGCTTACGATTACTCTCCTCACTTTGAGGTTTACCTAGCCGACACTGCCTCATACTCTCGACATGACTCTCAGAAAATTTAATACCTTTACGCTGTTCTGAGAACTTGCGCTTACTTTCCTCCGACCACCGGGCGTAGGATGCTAACCTTGCCACCCGTTGTTCATCAGTCTCATTTTCCAAGTTGGCTTTACGAGTTGCAGCAGCCTTCTTAGTATGCTCGGGACTCTGCTTTTTACCTAGGCATGATGGGGGTTTATTACCTCCCTTTACCTGATTCCAACCTATGTAGTCAGTAGGTCGTAGTTTTTCTTCCATCAGAAGGCAGTATTCTTCACTTCCCTCTACAACAGGTGTAATGACAAGAGTATCTTCATACTTAATAATAGCCTTATGGACTATGTGCTTTTTCTGAGCCTTACTTTTAGCTGCTTTAACATGCTCCTTAAAGCGCCCCTCCACAGTTTTACTAGTGTAGCCTACGTACCCCTCTTCTAAGATGTTGGTGTGGTGGACTGCGCGCAACCAATATACGAAAGCCAAATTATTACCCTTTATTTTCCACGTTGCGTGCAGATTTATCTTGTCCACCGGGCTTCTTGGCAGTTCCGTCACCATTAGCGCCCACAGCAAGCCCCGCACCACTGCCAGAAACACTACCTGCCATAGTGGTAGAGAGCTTTTCCATATCAATCGGCATATCATCTGGTAGAGGTTCAAAACCGCCAACTTCGCGCACCTTATTGAAAACATCCCTTGTGTATTCGATACCACCCACAGCCGCAATCCTCTGAAAATATTTACTAAACTCTTCGAGCGAAACGGAGGACGTATCGGAGAACTTAATCTTTGGCATACGGTCAGTATTCCAACCGTTCATTTTCCACAAAAGTGGAACCAAGAATTGATTAAAGGTGTCCGCGTACTGTGATAAGAGGAACGATACGCGTAGTGCAAGCATATTTGTGTCACTGTCTTGTAAGGACATTGAGCCACTTTGGTCAGCGCCCATAGTAATAGAGTCTGCTGACAAGACGGACAATATATTTGCCTGCAATTGTCGAATAATCAGGGGGAGGTCGTATGCCTTGCCACCCTTTTGCTCCAAAAGCTGCATAGAGAAAAGCTCATTACCCGCGTCATCGCGGTGCATAGGGAAGATAATGTTTTTAGCGACACCGTCTGAAATGTTATCCAAGATGGTTTTTGTAGCTGTATAAACTGCTTTATCTTCTGGTGAAGCATTTGGGTCAAGGTATTTAACAGGTAGCTGTGCAAAAGGGATGCCCGATGTGTCCTTGCTCACACCTCTGAGAAGATGTTCTTCCAGAAGGGTCAATTGCTTCCATGCCAAATACACGCTTTTAAGGCATGAACTACCTTGCGGATTATCCGAAGTTGCATCAGACCTGAACAGGAGAAACTTCTCACGAGGAATAACAATCAGACCATTCTCATCAGCTTGGTCTTTAAACCTGTAAGAATTCTCTACGTTAGCGATGCTCTGACTGATACTAACAAGCTCTCGGCCTGTTGGATCGTAGTTCCACTTTTGGATAGTCCCTTGCGGGCGATGTGCAAGCTTGACCAAACCAATTAGGCCGTCATTAAATTTTGAACCGTTCTTAGTTAAGCGGCGGCGAAACACCATCTCGCTAACTTGATGACCCCACTCCTTAGAAGTGGCAATGTTCTGCAACGTGCTCTGAAAGGAGTTATCCATATCATGTAGCACGGAGAGAAGGTACTCTCGGCGTGTTTTATCAGTAGGGGTCTCACCCGTGACAGGCTCTACACCAACTTGGGAGCGACTGATAAGAGTGTTGATAGCGCCGAGGCCAATAGAGACAGCAGGCGAATAAGACATATCCGACACAACTTTTGCAAGGTGCGGCATGCTAAACTGCTGGTTGGCCTCTTCATAGATGTGACCATTCCGCATTTTAAGCGCAGAAAACCCCACCTCACCTAAGCGAATGCGGGGGATAGTCGTTCCATCGTCAGCAGAGATTGCTTCGCCCGAAGGCTGTTCGTTATTATCAGCCATAGGCGGTAAGTTCCTCAATTAAAAGCTAGTATATCACATACTACGTTAAATTGCAAGCTTTATTTAACGTGTTGTGTAATTTATATTCAGATAGTGGGTACAGGTGACGGGTTTGTGTGGACGCCCATAGAAAATGTAGGAATAATAGTCTGTCGTGCGAGTTGATTGAAAGCTGAACTTGTTGCATCAGCTTGATCGTCTGTATCCCCCTTCTTGCCTGTGAAGTAGCAAATCTCGTCAAGGTATGCCCTATTCCAGTCACCGCGCACTATTTTAATTGCACCGTTAGCGGCTACACTAGCAAATGGCCCAAACCTTGTTGCCTTATTGGCATGAGGATTGCTTGCCTCAATTTTAGTGCTTACACCATGTTCTGCCAGAAACGTGACATAGAATCTATTAGCTACCTTACCGGCCTGTCCCGGATCACAAGGTATCACTTGGCGAATATCTAAACCATCGTCCCAAGCTGTGTCTTTGATTAACTTCAGAACGCCGTCAATTTGTTTTTGATCCCGAGCCACATTCTCAATGTAGAAATTACCGTACATATCTTTGCTCATAAGCACACCAGCAGTCCAGTCACACTTGAAGTTATTAGATTCATTTGGAATACTTGCTGCCATGTCCCATCCACGGATCTTGGCGATTGGGTTAATAGGCGGGTGGTCCACAATCTCAAACATATCCTCAGTTACCATACTACTACCTTCTACGGCAGCATACCACGATCCATAGAGCAGACGAAGCTGGTTGACACGAGGCTGTGACAGCAAACGGCCTGGATAACCCGGATCAGCCTTCATAAGCACTTTGTTATCGTAGCAAAGCATAGGTGTAAACTTGAACTTCATCGGTACAAACTCTACACCTAGTTTTAAACCGTTACCATACTTCTCGTACAACTCCTCTGCGGAATTTGCCCACTTAACATGGCTGTTCTGCACACAGAAGTAGCGAGTTTTATTTTCCGTACCGGGGAGTGGGATTCCTTCTTGATCCAAGGAGAACTGAACGAAGTCCAAAAGATAACTAGTTTTATTAGGGTTGCAAGTGAGCAACATACTCATCTTACCCTTGTACGTTGCACTACGCAAACGGCTAAAGATAGCTAGAATATCGTCCAACTTGAACTCAGCGGCTTCATCGACAATATATGTTGTCCTCTCCCACCCTTGGACTTCCAAGAGGTCTTTCGGCATAGCTTTAAAGTCAATCTCAGCGCCATTAGGGAATACCCATGCACGAGCTTGTGCTTTATATATGCCACCAAAGTGGGGGTAAATCTGCTTAGACGCGCTAATAAGGTCTTTAAGCATAGGGTACGATAGCCGTAGTACCATGACCTTTGCGGCAGGGTCTTCCACAAGTTTT